TCCCACCCTGGCTCTGCTGCGCAGTCTGCATAAACTGTGAAGCGGTTGCCTTGGCCACCAAAGTGCCAAATGATTTTCTGATCCTGCTTTGCGTTGAGGGTGTCTGTGTTGATGCATCCTCGGCAGCATCCGTTTACATTGCGTTGTGCTTTTACACCTGACTTGCGAATCTCTTTCATCGCTGCATCAAATCGTGCGTTTAGGTTGTCCGACACTTGCTTGCCTTCTTTCTCTTGGGGGCTTTCGCCCTGTTGAGACATACATTGCCATGGATCGGTAGCAATTGGAAGCATTTGTGGGATTTATTAAGGCCGTTTCACGCGTGGAATCCTGTGAGTTTTGGCTTTATGGCCGCCAAAGGCTGACTTCTAGGAACGGGCTGACCCCATAAACCTTTGTAGCCGATATATCCGTCACCTGGCCGTCATCGATATAAGCCACGGCAGTCATCGCATCGAGGGCTGCTCGGATCAACTTGTCGAGATCAGGAGCAACGGTTGGGAAATCACGCTTTACGGTCTTGGGCTTGGGCATCACAAATAAAAGGTCTAAACGAACCGCACCAGGTTCAGGGGTCAGGCCAGCGCGTTTTGCCTCAATAGCAATTGCAGAACGCCAAACCGCCAACTCAGCACCCTTGTTATGAACCACATGGCCGTTGAATACTCTCATCGATCCTTGCGGCACAGGAATGCCATCTACTCTAAAACTAATCACACCTCGATTGTAACCAAGTCATAAAGACATGACCATTTCTCGTGGCCTTCGGCATCTACCATAGAAGCATCTCTTGCACCTGAATAATCAGGATCAGAAACAGACTTCACTAGCCATCGGTGGTTGCCAATAATCAGCGTGTCACCGTTTTGCACCATCGCTGGTGTTATTGTCCGAACCATCTCACTCCCCTTTGTGTAACGGTTACATAAAGTGTAACGGTTACAAGTGACTTGCGCCTCATTTACGGAACGCTCGCAAAAGTGTCTGTTTCAACTCCTCGGGCATGGGTACGGCTTTTGCTTCAGCCTCTGCCATTTCAGCAAAATATCTTTCGGACTCCAAGCGCTCCTTTTCAGACTTGATACGGCTCGACTCAAGTTCCTGAGCGCGCTTCTCCTCAAGTGTGATGATTCGAGGTGGCAAAGGTTGGTCGCTCCAGCGTTCGGCGTTAAGCCAGGTGGAAGCATGAGCCGTGAAGGATGGGTGGCGGTTGGGATCGTTGGCGTATCGAACTGCGCCTTGAATAATTACATCGGGCGACTCGGCCTTGGTTGCTTTCAGCCAGGCTTTCTTTGCAGCGGCTTTGCCCACCTTGATCGGGTATTGCTTCCAAAACAACTCGAACTCATCGGGTGTTTCATTGGATGGTTTATTAGGGTGGTTCATGGGGCGTGATTGTCGCCCCGTTGCAGTCGCCAAAGTCGCCTCGTGGATGTCGTCTGTGTCTCCCCGCTCGTTTCCAGTAGTCAGGTTGTCGCCCCGTAATCTTTTAATGTTGATCGTGTAACGGTGCGGTCTGCGATCCTCGCGGCAAGTCGCGCTGCCCCCCTTACCTTTCTCCATCCATAGATAGTTCGAGGCTACAAGGGCGTTCACGGCCCTTTGTACGGTGCGTACGGAGATACTGGCCTTGGCAGCAATTGTTGCCTGGCTGGGCCAAGCCTCTGTGCCATCATCGCTCGCGTGATCAGCGATTACCAGGAGAACCATCTTTTCGACCGTGGCGAGATCTGTGCGCCAAACTTCCGCCATCAATCGAATGCTCATGGGCTTCTCTCACTTCCTGGATCGTAATCCCGTACATCTTCAATGATTCCGTTGCGCGTTGCAACTGGGAAGGGTACTTGTCGGGATTTACTACCGACAAGCGTTCAAGACTGGTCAAGCCGCCCCAAACGCCAAACTCCTCATGCCCAAAGGCGTATGAAAGGCAGTCGCGCTGGATCGGGCAACGGCCGCAAATCGACCTGACCGCGTTGATATATTTGTAAGCGGTCGTGCTGCGTTCTTCCTCGACCTGATAAAACAAGTCCGTGTGGGTATCCCAGCAAGCCGCTTGATCCCACTCTACTTCCCTGAACTTGGGCATCCCGCCACCCCTGACGGATCGTAGTAGGAGCAATATCGGCTGCAGAAGAAAACGCGCTCCTGGGGAATGGGCGCTTCTCCATCGTTGGCAACCAGGGCCTTTATCTCATCCAGCCAGGCGATTCCTTCCAGGGCGAGCGCAGGATCGTAAGGCTCAATGTGGGTTTTGATTTCGCCCATTTCTCCATCGCGTGGGATCGCAACCAAAGAAACCTGCTTCACCTCATATCCGTTCTCGGATAGAAGCCAGCCATAAACCTGAACCTGCATACGCTGCTGGGTGCTTGGGAAATATCGCAGCGACTTCACTTTGGTGGTTTTCCAATCAACAACCAGGCCTTGGTCTTTGATAAATAGATCAACATGGCCCTTAAGGTTACCTTTTGACACCTCTTGCTCAATAATGAAGTTGTCGCCAAACGGATCTTCTCGCTTAATGGCTTCGGCAATACCAGCGTGGATAAAAGTACCCATGATCGCGGCAAGCGACTCGGTTTGGTTTAACTTGGGCGTTTGCTGCAAATCGTGCCAAACGCGGCGGCGACATCCACCAATTGAAGATGGGCCTACTTCGACTTGCTTTGAGCGATCGCGCTGCCCATCCAAAGCAAGCAGCGACTTTGACAGCATTCCTTGTAAATCTACCATCCAAATAATCCCTTCAAGAGTTCCTGGATTCGAGCAATTAGGGCTTCAAGCCGCGCAATCTTGGCATTCAACTGGCGGATCTCCAAGGATGTGGCGGTTGTTGTTTCAATCGTGGCCGTTGCGGTATCAATGGTGGCAGTTGCCGTTTCGCTGATAACGGTGGTCGTGTCCGATACAACAGGCTCAGGTGTGGCAACTGGCGCTGGATCGCGGGAAGGCACAAAGGTTGTGACCGTTGGCTCAGGCGTTGAGTTGTTAGTTACTGTCCAGGTTTGCGTTGGAATATCGACCTTCACATCCACACCAGGGTTGTTGTTGCCGATACCCGACTGGCCGTATCCCTGCAATTGGTAACTTTCCCCAGGCTGCAGGGTCAGTTGCGAGTAAAGCGATCCTGCACCGCAAGTTCCCGCATCGCACATGATCGCGCCGCCGATTGCGTTCCCGTTGGCATCAACTTTTACATAAACATCAGCCAGGGCTGGGGCTGATATACCCACCAGGCTTGCGATCAATAACAGACTAATCTTGGTTTTCATTTTTGCCTTCTTCCTGTTCCTTCTCCACTTGCTTCATAAACGCTTCAAAAGCGTTTAATACCTCTTGAGGTGATTTGTATGTGTTGCTGTTCTCAGCAATGCGCTCGGCCATTTTCCAATCTTCAGGATTTACGCTCATATTGCATCCATGCTTGTTCGAACACTTGTTCCAATTGAGCGAGCAATATCCACCTGGGTTTTAAGGCGGGCAGCGTTGGCGCGAGAAGCCTTGACCATCGCTTCAACGGTGGCCATTTGAATGTGTAATTCTTCATTCTCAATGATCGCCAAATCCTCGCGCTCGCCAACCGTGTAATTCTTGCCAGTAGGGGAAGATACCGAGGCGTATTTAATACGGCTGCGGGCCATCGATACTTCGTAAGCAGCCTTCAGTTGGTGGTACTTGCTTTCCACATTTACCAAGTCGTCATGCGACTCATCAACTTCGTGAGACAGATCGCGCAAACGGCGCTCAATCAACTGGGGAGTTACAACATCACTCGCCATCATTTTGCTCCTCCTCTGCGTTTGGCACTATCTGAAGGCCAGCGGTCTTTTGCCGTTCTTCCAACTGGATCACTTTGCCCGCATCGCTGGTCAGGTTGAATGGGTCGGCTGTCAGTTGAAAACCAGCCCTATCCATTGCGTTAGCCAGGATTTCAGGGTGTATATCCAACTCGTCTGCCACGGCTCGGATACCTAACTTGTTCATGTGAACTGCAACCACAAAGCCAGCGCTGGGGTTAAACTTTTTTGATTTGTCGCTCATAATGCACCTCCACAATGCTTACAACATTTGGTCTTTCTCACGGATATTTTCCGATTATTTACTGAATTTACCCCGACATAAATCGAGCATTTGTTTCTGCGATCCACCAGGCGTTCAATCAAGCCTTCTTTATGAAGGACTGAAAGAACGCCCGAAGCCTGTCCGTGATGCCAGCCAGTTGCATCGGCTAGTTCCTTCCAGGTCATCCCGTAGGTTTTCGAAGCGGTCACCAACTGAATGGTGGTTCTTTGGCGACCTTTGGTTGTTCCATCGTGATCTTCTGTGATTGCGCGATCACGGCTGGCTGTTGTTCCTGACCAGCCCGAGGTCTTTGCATAGGGAGTCAGCGGGAGTTCCATCGCTTCGGCCATCATTAGTTGAGTTCCCCTACGCGCTTGTTGATCGCATCCTTCAGGGTAGTGCCGTCAATTGGCGCGTCTAAGACTTCGGTGTTGTCGCTCCATAACTTCCGAAGTAGTTCCTTGTCGGTTAGATCAGGAACTTTGCCGATAGCAGCAACTGCCGTTGCAATCTCTTCTTCGGTATAGACGCGGGCTTTGCTCACGGATCGGCGTGGCTCGGCCTTGTATCGCTCGACCTTCTGCATCTCTTCAGCGCTTGGGCGCTTGCCAACTGGCGCACCCAGGATCAAGAGGGAGTTACTAAGGCAGCGGCCAATTGACGAAGTTTCACAGTTCTCAAGGGCTGAGGTTTTATTTACGAACCCTGCGCCAACAATCTCCTCGGCGTAGCCAGTTGCGGTTGGAACGGTGTCTTCAGGGTTCAGATATAAGAATGTCTTTGTAATAAATCGGCGGTCATCCTGATGGATCAAGTCCGTCAGAACTCTTGCCTTGGGGTATTCAGTAAAAAGGCGGCGTAATCTTTGCTCGACCGTCTCGTAATCTTCCAGGCTGTATTTCTCGGCCATGGGGGTCTTCCTTCCTGTTTGGGGGCTTTCGCCCTGTTGGGAGAACCTTTGCATATAAATTACAGAATGGGAAGTACCCCCTGGTGTCGGCGCGGCGGTGGCATAATTAAGGGCCTAACAGGGGGTTTCTTATGGCGTACTCGCAAGTTTCGATCCGCTTAGGCGGACTATTAGTTGAACTGGGAACAGAAGCGGCTTACCCCGACATGGTCACAGATATAGCAAACCGCTGCCTCTCGGTATTTAGCGAGGCTATGGATAAAGCCAAAGAGAATGGCGTTGATGTTTCCAATATGCGTCTGATCACCAGCGAATATGGTGATGATTATGAGGATGACTAATGTGCAAAGAGTGTGGAACTTGTTCTCAGGAACATACTCGAACAATTGATGACGCGGTAGACGCAATCCTGGACAGCCCCGTTTAATCCAACCAAATCTTGTAGGCGGCAGTAACGCGACCCTTTTCAGGATCAACGAAGTGCAAGCGCTGTGAAGGCGTAGCCGAAGCGGCCAACATCACTCCTGCGTACCTGTTATCGCTCTCAGTGCTTCCCGTTTGATAAACCGAACCCTGACCATTGGCCATCGCCCATTCCGCGTGTGTGTGATAGTGGCCAATATAAACATCTCTGAACTCCCAAGGGTAAGAACCTGATCGCCATTTATTGGCGTGTTGAACGATAGCGCCAGGGGAAGCAAAACCGTTGCGGCCGACTTCATCGCCGTGAATCAACAAGGCGCGGTAGTTGCCGATTTCAACTCTCTGAATATCTTCGGGGCATTCCTGCCATTCCAGGCGTTTCTCACCTGCAAGCAACTGACGGGCCAACTCATAACACATACGGTCGAAGTTATCCGAACGCGGAACATTGTCGCGCTTTGATCCGATACGGCCGTGGTTACCCCACTCAGGGATAACGGTGACCTTTTCGTAGTTCTCCAAGGCAAAGCGAACTACATCCACCAGCAGTCTAGAAACATTTACATATTGTTCGAACAGGGTTGCGTCTACTTCAAACGCCTGGGTTGGAAAGTTAAACAAACCTTCGACCATATCGCCGCCAAACATAATGGTGCAATCGCGGACAGGGTGATCGGCCCGTTGAATATCGGTAACGCGGACTGCCTTTTGCGCAAACTCCAACACGCGCTTTCGCATGATCTCGCTGTTATAAGAAGTGGTTCGTTTTGCGCCTTGCCAATCGGTCATGTGCCAAAGGGCAACTTCGCCGTGTTTCTTTGACTTGTTGATTACAGGCGGCTGGATTGGCGGGTACTTGCCCATCGTAAGCATTGCGTCATAGGCGGCTTGGTGGGTTGTTTCAACTAACTCTTCGGTTCTTTCTTTGGCTTTCTTCAGTTGTTTCTGCAGACGAAGCATTGCTTGCCGCAGTTCTTTAATATCGCTGGACTCTATATCTTCGGGCATTTCTTCGAACGCATCTTTAAGACTCATCGAGAGCGATCCTTTTCCCTAGTTTGGTATAGCCCTCTTTGTCGTTCCAGGAATCCTGGTGCGTGGGGTTGGCCGCACACCGCATGGTCTTAAAGAAGTCCATCATCAAAGCAACCTGCCAGGTGGGAATATCTTCAATGCCAAGGATTGCACCCCAGCCTCGCCCAACTCCTTCGAAGTGATCGGCAGCGTTACCGTACATAATCTGACGCTCTTGTAAGAGACGGTTTATTTCTTCGGACACTTGCACAGGCCCTTAAAATGAAGCCTGATTGCTTCGTTGCTGCTCTTGATACCTTCGGATCGCAGCGCGGATAAGACTATGTTTGCCGAGTAACCCTTGGCCCACGCTTCGTCTAGTGCTTTCTTGTCTTGATCAGATAAAGAGTCGTACATAGATTGATATGGGCAGTAATCTTCTCTTTTAATCTTTGACTTTTCTAGTTCTGCAAGTCTGTCTTTTAATGCCATGTCAGCCTCCTGGAATAATAGTACCCCAAATGCAGAAAACCCTGGAGTTTATGTCCAGGGTTCTCGGCGTTTTCTTTTACTTCTTCTTTGGCGCGGCTTTCTTCTTCACCGACTTCTTTGCAAGCGCCTTGATCTCGGTGTCAACTGCATCAGCAATAAAGCCAAACGCTGGGTCTTTAGGGTTGACTGCGCGGATTGCTGGGCCAGCAATTGCAGCAAGGCCAGCGATCAAGATTGCCTTGAGGTCTGTTTCTCCTGCTGAATAGACTGCAATTGCAGCAACCACAAAGGATCGTGCGTAAGACTCAACTGCTGCTTTTAACTTGGCGTTCATTTGCTCTCCTTAAACTTTGGTTTCCCGAAGCCCACGATTGCCACAGGCTGGGATTTGACTAGTTTGCTTCCGTTCTTTTTCTTGTAGGCGCGCACCTTAAGGCAGCATTCGCCACCATTTCGCTGATCGCCTTTCTTATCAGGGCTGGTATTGCCCTCGACACAGGTTACTGTGCCGTTCCCGTTATCTTTTACAACAATACCGACATGGGAAATGCGGTCGATTCCATCTCCTGGGAAGTCAAAGAAAACAATGTCGCCTGGTAGGGGAGTCGCTTCTTCGGCTGCTTGCCATTGTCCTTTGTCCAAGAACGCTTTTGCGCCAGCCTGGGTGGACACGCAATTAGGGATCTTTAGCGCTACTTCGTTGGCGCACCACATAACGAACGATCCGCACCAGGGCAGAAAGTTAGCCTTTGTGAACTTGCCGTACTTGGTTTCGTTGTCCTTTGGGCCTTCGATCGTGCCGACTTCCTTGAGGGCAATTGCAACCAAATCATCTCTTTGGCTCATCTATTTCACCTTCCGTTGGTTTAGGTTTAGATTTTAATCCGTTCGCACTAAGAATTCCAGCCAGCGTTCCAGTCAGAAACACGCAAAGGGTGCTGACTAGATCAATAAAGGCTGCATCGTTTGGGGCTTGAGCCATAGGCTGGGTGATAAAGAGCAGGGCGTAAAGAAGGCTGAACACCGATCCAGCAAACACAATGGCCAAGATAATGCCAATGGTCACGATCAAGCGAGCGTGAAGTTCCTCGGGGGTAAAGCGCCGTCTAGCCATTAGTTGTGTCCACTTCGGGTAATAAGTCCTTGGTGCATTGTCCGATTGCTTCGCATTGTGGCGGGTTGCACTCGGGCTTTTGCCAGTTTTCATATTGCTGACATGGGTAGCGAACCCATCCTTGGTAGCCGCAACCGCTGAGTAGTGTTGATAATAATATGCCTCCCGCTAATGCCTTACGCACTCTTCGCTTTTAAGACCGCAAGGTCTGTAATCACGGCTTGTTGATTGCGGTGGACTTCTTTAAGTTGCTGTTCCATACCACGCCCAT